TATTGTAGATACTAGAGATAAAATATTAGATATTGTTAAAAAGATTAAACCAGATTATATTGGAATTGAAGATCTTATCAAATTTATGCCAAAATCAACTGCAACAACAGTTGTTGTATTAACAACATTTAATAGAATGATTTGTTTATTATCATATGATTATTTGGGTCATCATCCAGAATTATTTAATGTTATGACAATTCGTCATGGATTAAAATTAAATAAAATTTTACCAAAAAAAGAAGAAATCCCAAATCTTGTGGCAAAACATTTAGGAATTACATTTCCTTATATTTACAAAACAAGCAAAAAAAAAGGTAAGACCGTAGCTCCAGTTAGTGAAGATATGGCAGATGGAGTTGCCGTTGCGTTATATTACGCCTTCGTACTAACAGGCAAAGTGAAGAAAAAAAATCCGAAAGCCAAGAAATCCAATGTAAAATCATAACTAAATGAGTAATAATAAATTTTTGAGACCACTTGACGCAATTGTAAACATTAAAAAAATCCAACAGGATATTTCATGAAATTAAATGAAGCTTATAACATTATGGGATTGTCGCCCACTGCCAACGCCGATGAAGCAAAGAAACAATATAGGAAATTGACCAAGGAATTTCATCCAGATATAAATAAAGATCCAGGCGCTGAGGCAAAGTTCAAACAAATTAATTCGGCGTATGAAAAAATTCAATCTGGTCAAGATGAGCCAGAGGGATTTAATCCATTTGAACACACCAGGCAGACTGTTCAGGTTCAAAATATTCCAATCACTGTAACTATTTCATTTAAAGAGTCTGTATTTGGATGCGTTAAAGAATTAAAATTTAAAAGATCTAGTAAATGCGCCAATTGCAATGGACAAGGTGAGGTGCAAATTAATAACGGATGTACATCATGTGGAGGGAGAGGACAGTCTGTTATTAAAAGTGGTAATTCTGTTTTTATACAAGCCTGTCAAGCCTGCAAGGGAAGATCTGCTACAAAAGCATGCGTTACTTGTAATTCAAACGGAACCATTCAGGCTGAAGCGACAGTTAATGTCAATATTCCAGGAGGGATTCAAAATAATAATATTTTAAGATTACAGGGTATGGGTAATTATTATGGTAATTTTATGATGTTTGAACAAAGCTCAGACGTACATTTACACGTCACTGTGACGCACGAGCCCGGATTATCAATCAATGGAAATGATGTCGTGTCAATAATAACATTATCTTTATCTGAAGCATTGCAGGGTTGTAATAAAGAAGTTAAAACCGTAAATGGAAATAAAACAATAGAAATAGTTCCATTATCTCGACATCGAGATGAGGTTAGTATTCCAAAATTTGGTGTAAATCAAATTGGCGCCCATAAAGTCATATTAGATGTTCTATACCCTAAAGATACATCTAAATTAATTGATTCTTTGAAAGAGAGCGAGACCTAATGTTTAGCATGCCATGTTCAAATAAAGGCTGCGGTAAATTGCAAGAACCCTATTTAGATCCAAAAACAGATAAAGTATTTTGTTCATTATGTGACGGTGAAATAAGTAATATCACACATTTTGCAAAAATGCAAATGAAAACTTTAAAACAATATAAACAGAAAAAGACCGTTTCATTTGCGGTTAAGTGCCCTAAATGTGGAAAAGAAGACCGTCCTAAAGTTATCGCTAATGATATAATTTGTGCTAATTGTAATAAGCCGATGGATCATTTAAGTGAACCATTCAAGATTATGTTAAAAGAAAAGCTTAAGACAGTTAATCAAGACGTATAAGAAAGTTATTAATATGTTAGATAAAATTATTGAGTCCTGTCAGTTCTTATTAAAAAATTTTCCGGAAGCTCAGGACTGTAAATCTTATTTAGATAATCGTTTAAGCAAAGAAAGCCAAGACAATTTTCAATTTGGATATTTCCCCACTTTAAATAAAATTAAAGTATTAACGGATCTTATTGGCGAGAATACGCTAAGAGATATGAAATTATTCTATTCTAAAAATTTAGAAGATTCCTTTGGTCCTAGACAAATTAATTTTTCCTATTTTGATAATTATCCATTAATTATGCCATTTAAAGATGCTTATGGAAAAATAGTTGGAATAGTGGGAAGAACTGACTTGTCAGAAAATGAAAGACAAAATAAAAACATTGCTAAATATAAGAATACTGCATTTAAAAAAGGTAATTATCTTTTTGGATTATTTGAAAATAAACAATCTATTATAGAACAAAATTGCGTTTATATCGTAGAAGGTCAATTTGATGTTATAAAAGCAAATGAAAAGGGATTTAAAAATATTGTAGCATTAGGAAGTGCGGGCATGACTATATATCAATTATCTGTCATTAGCAGATACACTAATAACATATTTTTGTTATTAGATAATGATGAAGCCGGTGAAAAGGGTAGGAAATGCATTATTGATAAATTTGGTAAATTGGTCAATATTCGTAATTTTTACTTGCCAGATGGTTATAAAGACATAGACGAATACTTATCAAGTAATAAATATGAGGATCTCTCTTTTATCGTTAAAGATTAAATTGTTCAGATAGTTATCAAAATACTTAACTATGTTATATGACGTTTGGGGTCGAATGCATTATATTTATAGAATAACTAACATAGAAAATAAAAAAGCTTATATCGGACAAACAAATAATCCAGATTTGCGTTGGTCACAGCACAAATCAAATGCTAAATATAATCGAGGTCAGCAAGTTATTACTCGTGCCATTTCTAAATATGGAGTAGATAAATTTGAGTTTATTGTTATAGCAAGCTGCTTAACACAAGCAAATGCTGATAAATTAGAAGAAATAATCATAGCACAATATGATAGCCAGAACTTTATGAAAGGTTATAATGTAGATGCTGGCGGAAATACTACACCGAGAACTTTAGAGATCTTGCGAAAGATTTCAGAAGGACTTCAAAAATATTATGAAACACATAGTAATTGGAATAAAGGAAGAGTGTTAACCGAAGAGTGGAAGAAAAAAATTTCAGAATCTCATATTGGGTTGATAGGAACTAATACTGGAAAAACTTTTAGTGAAGCATGGAAGAAAAATATGTCTGCCGCTAAATTGGGTAAAGTTTTTTCTAAAGAACATATTAAAAATTTATCTAAAAGTCATTTTGGAAATATTCCATATAATAGAAAGCTTACTTTTGAAATTGCAGAACAAATAAGAGTAGAGTATGGTTTGGGAAGTATTACTCAAAAACAATTGGGAGTGAAATATGGGTTATCGCAAAGCACCACGTTCAGTATTCTTAAAAAACGAACTTATCTTAAATAATGGAGGAATATGAATAAAAGGCAAAATCGTTCAGACAAATATCAATACATTTTACTCGAAACTGTTTGCTCTAATGATATGATGGCAGCGTTCTGTAATGAGGATAGTATCTGTCACAGACTCAATCCTTTCGAATATAATGAGTCATTAATCGATTTAGAAGACCAATTAAAAAAAGAATTTTGGAGAGTCGTAGATACTCTATTGACATCAAGACAAAGAGAAGTTATTAGGCTTTATGCGGACGGCTATACCCAAATGGAGATAGCTAAGATGCTAAATGTTAATCAATCGAGCATAACTAAAAGTTTGAATGGTAATGTAGATTATAAAAATGGCAAGCGAATATACGGCGGTGCTAAAAAGAAAATAAATAAGATCATACAAAGTGATGATAAAATAATATCAATTCTCCAAAAGATGGAAGAGCTTCGAAATGAAAAATGGTAACCGATGATCTGTCCCATTTATTAATTAATAAAATTAATAACAAAGTTTACGTAGGGCAAACTTGGCTACCATTAAAAAATAGAATGGGCGACGCGCGCGAACAAGATATTCTTCAAGCATATAAAGATGGTCAAATAATTGCTAATATAGTAAGTATTTTTAATACAGGGAGGGCGACTATATATAGGATTTTAAAAAGAAATAATATCTCTAGCAAAAGAGCATATAATGACTGGCAGGGCAAAGAGCACACAGAAGAAACTAAGAAAAAGATGGCTGAAGCCCGAATCAAGTATTGGGCTAATAAAGAGTTAAAAGACATATCTTGAAAGGACTTCTCTTTCTTTTGATAATAAAATGAGCTTTAGGGATACGGTTTCGTCTAAATAAAGTGCAAAACATTATCAATATTCATCTATCTATGATAGGGAACATTCTGTTAACGGGAGACGTAATGTCAAAAAACCATATCGATTACTCAGGTTTAGAAAATAAAATCTATAAAAAAGCCTATAGATTAGCAGATGTTAAGGATCAATTAGAGGTTATAGCATTTGA